CTTTCAATGCTTGAAGATTCGAATTAGATAATCTAAACTTTATTTTATAGCCATCAATAACTGATTGACTTGACCTATCTAATTGTTGTTTTGACTGTTCATCAACATAAATCATTTTAGTTCTGTTCCTCTATTATTCTAGTTGCTTCATTTACAATAGTTGTGCCACCAATTGTTTTATAGGAGCGATTATAAATCTGCTGTAAAACATTGTAGAATTGTCTACTAATCATTTCAAGATTCTGTGCTACAATTGCTAATTTATTAGAAGTATTTATAATTGTATTCGCTGCATTTGCCTGATAATTAGCATCTGCAATAATACCTTTTACTTCATTATCTTCTCTTTTTACAATTGACTGAATACCTAAGTTTCTTGTTTGGTCTTTTTCTTTTTGGTTATCATCATCATTTCTATGCAATATGATTTGTGCCATTTTTATTCTCTCCCTTTTTCATACCCATTTCAAAGTGATTTTTACATAATTGTTTCAAATAAACAACTTGCTCCAATAATTGAATCCATCTATATCTGTATTCACAGTCTGGGTTTACTAATTCAGAACCACATCCAGTGCATTCTGATTGCATATAGTATTTACAAATCTTACAAGTTTCTGGTTCATCCCATCCACCTGGATTTTTAGTCTGATGGTCACTATCAATCAAATTACATTCACAATAACCACCTTTTGTATCAATAACAAATGTCTGATAATTTCCTAAATCGTCTTTCTTTGGATAATAAGCTGGGTCACCTAAATTATGTACTGCTAACTGGTATCTTCTACAAATACCATTTGCATTAGACTTAGAATCAAGCCATCTCCATCTGTTTATCTGCTCTGATAAATAACTTCTATAAGGCTTGAAGTTTATATCATTATAAGTAATTGGGTCATTCATAAATAAAGCAATTCTATACCAATCATTTATATAATTATCCAATTCGTGTGCTAATAAGTGGTCTAATTCAACATTACCAGTATTAGCATTTTTCCAGTTGTGATGATTTACATTTCCTAGTGGTACATTTTCTAATTCTTTATACATCTTATCATTGAAACAGCCTCTTTTATTCAATGCTTTCAAATCATATACACCATCATATACTCTATTCAATTTGATATATAACTTCTTGTATAAATCTAATGGCATTTTTATCTGTTTGAAGTAATCATTCCAATATTTCTGATTAGCAAAAACATCACCATTATAGAAATTGAGACAGCAGTTTACCATATTCAAATTACCGCTTTTGAATAAGTCAGCAATATTATCACAGAATGGTTTATCATACAATGGGTCTGTATCACCAGTTCTTATCCATTGACCAATACCATCGTGGCTTATTTGGCAAGTCATTTTATGTTCCATAATGAAATCTTTTATATCATTTCTTGCCAAAGGATAACCACCAGTTGATGTATTTATAGAGAGTTTCATACCATTTTGGTTTATAAAGAAATCCTCTAAAAAAGCAACAACTTCTTGAGTAGCTAAATGATTAGTAACTGGGTCACCACCCCATAAGTCAATATGAACAACAGCTTGAATACCTTCTTTTTCCTGTATAGCTTTTGCTCTTTTGAATCTATCATTATGTTCTAGTGTTTCCTGTAATTTAGGAAAGTCAGCCTGAAATTCAGAAAAAGTTTTTTCGTCTATTTTTTCCAATGATTTTATTACATCATTTTTGTTTATACCTTGAGTATAATCCAATGTAGTGGCTGCTGAACAGTACAAACAGCCGTGAGAACAGCTCTGTATTCCATTCATTGTAATTGAATAGTTTATCATATTATTTTTTTGCATTACGAAATTCTTCCTAACATCTTTTTATTTACTAAGCCTTCTTTGTGTATTTCAAGGCGAGTACCATCTGTGCAGAATAAAACAAAAACATTATCATCAGTCATTGAAGTCAACTTCTTTATAAGTTCTTCATTCAAATCAGATAATAATAAAACACCACCTCTTTTCTGAGCAGCATCTATTTGTCCTAATAATTGTCTACCTTCTTTATATAACTTATTGGCAGACTTTACTTCTTCTGCTAATGTTTTTCTTGCTTCTTCTAATTCTTTTTTAGCGTTATTTATATCTTTCAATAGTTTCATTATCTTATAAAATGGCGCCCTAATTCGCCGTCTCCTTCTTCTAATAAACCGATTTCTCGATTATCCTCAAATGTTTCAAATTGCTGAACTTTTTCTTGAACTGTTGTTATTTCTTTAGCTGGTTTATTTTCAGCAACTAGTCCCATTACATCATATGCAAATTGTCTAGAACAATAAAGTACAGCCATCATAGCATTTCCGTGATAAGCATCTTCATCAAGTTCATGCATAATAACATCCGTGTCTTCATCTCTTTTCCAAATCATATTATCAGCATCTTCAATAGTTGCTTTAGCATTTTCTGATAAAACAACAGTAGAAGCAGCAAACCAATCTGATAACTGGTCTAATGCATAATCTTTATCATACTTATAAGCCAATGTAACATTTGGTATATGATAAGTAGTATACAAATCTTGTGCAGCACTTTTCTCGTTAGTGTCACAAATTATCTGTGGTTCTCTATCTAATTTGAAGTTTTCTTTCAAGTATTTTACCATTTCTTGAATCTTACTAGAAATTTCAGTAATACCTTTTTTAGCTTCAGACCAATCTTTGACAATATACATCTTTTTGTCATTCTTATTTGCTACCATACCAACTACAGCAGCTTTATCTTCATAACCCCAGTCAACACCAACATAGGCATAATGATATAACTTATTCTTGTCAGGTTCTTGTTTGAAATATTTCTTTATATAAATTGCTTCATCATCATAAGCATTTACATCTCCGAAATACTCTCTTCTGATAAACATTGAATCTGGTGTTACCCCATACATAGCACATACTTGAGGGATTACTTGGTCTTTATTAGGAATAAATGGATTATCCATAAAAGTCCAGTGATAACGTTTTACATTACCATTATTATTCCATAATTCGTGAGCAAAGGAAACTTTAGTTCTAGGTGGAGTTCCTACGAAAACCATTTGAGAATCAGCATAGTCAATTGTAGCAGGCTGTAATACTTCCTGTACTAATTCTTTCAAATGTCTCATATGTCCAAACTCATCGATAATTACTAATGCAACTTTTTCACCACGAATCTTGTTTACATCAGCAGCATTATTATTTCCTACTATAAGTAACCAGGAACCATTATCAAATTGAACTAATCCGCCACCAATAGAACCAGATGTTATTTTCAATGAATCACCAACTGCTTGCATAGCAATATCAAATGGTTTTTGTATCTGTCTTACAGCAGCATCAAAAGAACGGTTTATATAAACTACGTGTTGGTCTGGTTTGAGTAATCTTTTTACCAATAAACGTCCCATCAATTCTGTTTTACCAGAACGTCTTGAACAAATAGCCAAGATAATTTTATCAGTATCATTATCAAAAACCTCCTGCTGTTTATCATATAATGTTTTTCTAATCTGATAAATAGCAAAGCCCATATCTCTATTCATCTGTTTAGTTAGAGTTTCATCAAGTGTATCAAGTAATTTAGGGTCAAAAATAGCAGAAGCTAACAATCTTGCTGCTTGACTATTTGGGTCATTTTTAGCTTCTTCCATAAAGTTATCAATAAAGTTTGTTATATATGAATGTCCATTTTTTTCAGCACCTAATAATTTATCTCTAATAATATCTTGAACTTCTGGTGTAATTCTTTTTGTTCTACCTTGAGTAATAGCAGGTGATTTAGTAATTGCTTGAGTTGCAGCAGTTTTTTTGCTATTCTTCTTTTTACCATTAGCAGAAGCCAAAGCTTTATTATTTGCAAAATTATTTGGTGTATTTGCTTTTGTTGTATTCATTCCTTTAGGCATCGTTATTATCCTCTATTTCCATATCTACGTTTTCTTTGTAATTATCTCGTGGCATTTGTGTTATATGTTTATCTGCCCAAACTTTTTTAGGCTCATTTATAAATCTAAGAACTCTCAAATAGCAATATGATGATAATTTATCAGGCCTAATACCTCTATTGATAAATTTCATCACATATATTGTCGAATCTAAAATTACTTCTTCTAAATCTTCATCTGGTATGATAACTTTTCTTCTAGTATAAATTGATTTAGCTATATTGCCACAAGCAAATTGTATACTGAACCATATTGTATCATAGGCAGCTTTCGCACCTTTTATATCATTATTTTCTTTGGCTAAAGACCAACAATCATAAGCCGACTGAAATCTAGCCTCATTTTGTTCAGATGTCATAGTATATATTTTATTAGATACTCTACTCATTTACTATGCTCCTCTTTTATTAGTACCAAACTCTTTTTCCATTCACAACTTTCCAATGTTTTTCTTTCTTAGCTTCAGACATTTTCTTTCTATGTTCCTCAGAAAATGTTTTACCTTTGTGAGCTTCTGCCATTTTCTTTTTTGTTTCTTCTGAATGATGTTTTCCATTCCAAGTTGGCTTCCCTTTACGGGCTTCTGATAGTTTCTTCTTAGTTTCCTCAGAATGATGTCTTCCCTTATTATTTTTAGATATAAAGTCAGACACGTCTTTCATAACATTTTCGTAGTCTTTTGCAAGCTCCTCAATAGTTTCATCTGATGCATACTTTATCGCTTTCTTTCGCATATACTGAAAAGCTAAAGCCATCAAACTTCTATAGCCTTTTTTGCAACACTTCCACAAATAGTAATGTACAAGAAAATGACTCGCTAATGATAATGAAACTAAATTGTCTTTATCATTATCAATTTCAGTACCATCTTTTTTAGAAAAAGACCTTGGGAACTTATGATGCAAATTTCTATTTTTTACAACTATTTTTGGATAATTATCATTATCTTTATAAATTTTCTGAACTTTTTCCCAATATTCTGATTCTATGTCAAAGTAATTTTCCCACTTATGTTCCATATAATCTCCTATTTCCAAATAAAGAAAACTCTAGCAGGAATATTTGTTGGATTTTTCAATTCTCTTCTATAATCTTCATATAAGTCTTCACTTCCTCTACAAACTGGAAGTTTATCAAAATAATAGTAATATCCATCAATGTTCAAAATAGCTGGAGCACCATTTGTAATCTTTTTGAAAGAACCTTGTTTATCAAATTCAGAATATTTCATAAAGTATTCTTCTCTATTACAAAGTGCTTCAGTTCTTCTTTTTTTATCCAAAAAAATTTTATTCTTCATCATCATATACATATTCCATTTCAAAATTATCTGTTGCTAAAATACCAATATATGCACCATCTCTATCTAATGGCTGAACATATCCTTCATCATCTACTACTGTAACAATTGGAGTATATTTGCCTTCTTCATCATAACATAAAACAATATACTTTTTATAATCTTCTGGCATTTTATATTCAGCAATAATATAATCACAAACTTCTTTTATATTTTTGCATAAAGCCAAGTTTTCATCTTTACTAAAGCGTGCAAAATCGCTGATAAGTTCATCTTCTTTTTTACCAGATAATTTACCTACTGTTACAATAACACTACCAAATACACTTCCATATAAAGTGTACTTCTTCAAGTTTTCTTCTGCTTTTGCATTTTCTCTAATCTTTTTTACTGAATTACTCATCGTCTTTTTCTCCTATTATATCAACTAAGTCAAACTCATCATCCAAGTTTACTAAGTTTTTGCTTTCACATTTTGGACAATGTCCTAATTTCCATAAATCTTTTGTAAGAACTACAGATATAGAGCCGCAGTTCTTACATTTTATGCATGCACAATTTACCATTTAGTCTCCTCTTTATAATTATTTAGTTGTTTCATCAATTTTGTAATAATATGTTCCACTCAATGTTGAAACAGAATAACATTTATCTAACTCTGCTTTACTCATATTGTAAACAGTATCTTTGTCTAAATACTCTATTCCAACTGCGGATAATGCTTCAATCTTTTTCTTCTCTAATTGATTAGCAGAAGAAACCCAAGCTATTCCTAAACATATTAGCATAAAAACTAAACAAAGTATTGTAGGTGTACCATTATCAGCTTGAACAACGCATACAACTCCAACTGCTAAAAAAATCATTGCAAAAATAATACAAATTGCTGTAACCATATTTATTCTCTCCTTTATATAATTAGTTTGACCAATTTGGCCAACCTTCTTTATTACATTTACAAACTAAATCAACAAAACTTTCAAGTGAAAGATTGTCATTTTGTTGTAAATAATTCTTTATAGTCATAATAACATTATGTCTGCCCTTGAATTGTTCAAGCTTACATAATTCCAAAAATTCTGAATCATCTTTTGGTAAAATATACATCTTTTATTCTCCTTTTATATAATTAGTTAGTGCATTTTGTTTTTATATAATACTCGAAATGTATTCCATTTTTCAGTTCCACCATTTTCTTTATACTCTTTATAAGCCTCAGCCACCTTATGAATACCATTATTTTCTCCTCTATTTTTGTTATTTGGCTTTCCTTTCTTAGATTCACTTATATGTTTTTTACCTTCATCTGTGTGAGGAATTCTATGACCTGAACTGCTATTATGATGAATACTCATTTTATGCTTAGACTCTTCTTTATGATTTTTTCCAAGCATACCATTAGCAGTTGATGCGTGAAGTTTTTGATGTTCTGTTCTTGTCATAACAACTAAATCTTCAATGTTCCATTGAATGTATCTTTCAATATCATTATACTTCCAATCTGGATTTATATGATGTAATACATATTCATATCCTTTCAATCCAAAGTATTTTCTTGCTTTTTTGTTATTCTTATTTGAAATCTTCTTTTGCTCTTCTGTCATTTTTTTATTCTCCTGTATATTATATAATTAGTTTATTTTTCTAGGAAAAACTCTTTTTCTCATATTAGCAAGGTTTATATTTGCTTTCTTTGTTGTTTTATATAAGTCTCTTTTATAAAACCAGCAGTCTTCTATAGGTGGTATTTTTATAAAAGAAGCTGGTATTATAATAATATTATCAGCATTCAAAAAACAAAACCAATCATTTAGTTTTACATCTGATGCTGGAAACCAATTACCTTTATCGTCGTGTTTATAGGCATCAATAATAACATCATATCCGTGACAATATTGGCAAATTTTCAAATCCATAAACATTTGTCTTTTACCATCATCAATAATAAAATCAATACCCAAATAGTTTAGGATATTATCACCTAATGTAATTATATTACAATTAGGAAATATTTCTTTTAGTTTATTTATGACTTCTGGTAAATATTGTGCTTCAATATTATTCGTCTGGTTAGTATCTTTGTACTTCAAATATGCTTCGTGAGCAATCTTATATTTTTCTTTTAGTTCAATTATATTCATATACATAAATTAGTAGAAGATAAATAATTATAAGTAGATGTAATAACAGATAAATCAAAAAGTATTTTTTTCAATCAATTCTTTCAATAATAACAAAGTAAATTTTTCATATATTGTAAGGCCTAACTTATTTATTTTGATATACTAAATATTATATAAGATAGGGCAAATTACCTATTGATTTTTTGCCGCTAATATTATATAATAATAAACAATAAGGAGTTATTGCATTATGAAAAAAGAAATCGAACAATCTATTTTTATCGAAGATGAAGATGAAGGCTTTGTAGTTGAAGTTATTCTTTACAAAGATGGTACAAGCAAAAGAGTTTTATACAGCGAAGATGGAAAACCTATTAGCTTACCATTTTAGCAGATATAATTTTTTGTTATATTTGAAAATAATAAGCAAACTTTTAGGTTTCATTTATATAATATAACTATAAATAATTCATTTTATTTATACTAATTATTATATAACATAATTCATATTATAAGGAGTTTTATATGAATAGCAAAACAATCAAAAATCTTTTATTTATTGGTTCATCTTCAAAGGATGAAAATACAAGAAAACAAGCAGCTTTAGTTGATAATCTAATGCAAAATGATAAAGAAGCTTGGAAATTATTACCAGATTATATGCCAGCTTATGAGTTCTTCAAAGATGAAGTTAGAACATTGTATCATATTATGAATGACTATGAACAGCAAATATTCAAACTTTTAGATAAAAAAGTACTAAATAAAAGAGCAGCAAAAATGATGCTAAAATAATTATAATTTTTTATTATAATTTATAAAAATCGGCTTTTATGATAATATATATTATAAGAGCCAGTTATTATATATAATATATAGATGTTGCATTTTTACTAAATGTACTAATTATATATACAACCTTTTCAAACAAGTTGTACTAATTATAATATAAAGCAAGTAACCTATCTATGGTACCTGGACGTCCAAACATAGGTTGCTATAGATAGGAGAAAGCTTTTTATGAAACAAATTATTTACAAAACTTACAAATCAGAACAAGCCTTACTAAATCAACAAGGTTATTTTAGAGCTTATTTCAATCAAATCAGAAAAGACAAATCAACAACAAAATTTACAAAAGTAAAAACATCAGGATATGATTCATTATTGCAGGAAATGTATGAGTATAGAGATAATGAATATATTTGTGCAGGACTAAATTCATTTGAAAGAGAAGTAGTTGTAGTTGATAATGATGATGAATCATTTGGAAAAACAACTATGGATAGTTTGAAATCTTTAGGTTTAGTCCCACATTGTCAAAAAGTAAAAGCAAATGGTCATAGTCAAACATATTTCTTTATTGAAAAATACAGAATTGGTTCTGCAGGTTTCAAAAATGGTAACTACTATGAAAATGACTTTTTTGAAAACCACGAAAGCTGGAAAAGATTGACAAAAATGATGAATTATCTTTTTGATGGTGATTTAGGCTATACAGGATATAATTGTCAAAATCCATTATATGTAAATGCAAATGTTACATCATATAGAAATATTGCAAAGAAATATACATTTGATGAATTATATAATTTCTGTTTATCAAAGTTATCTGATATTGAAAACTTAGATGAATTTCTTAGAAAAATGAGAAGAATATCAATGTCAAATAAACATAATACAAAAAATGATAAGAAATATGAAATTATATACATATTCAAAAATAAACAAAGTAATTTATCTTCAATCAATTCTGTCAATAATAACAAAGTAAATTTTTCAGATATTGATGTTGAAGCAACTATTGATAATGCTATAAAAGAACAAGAAAAATATATCAATGAAAGAATATTCATTTCTTGCTGTAAAACTTGTAAATCATTTTATCAAAATGGCCAGCTTTCTTATTCTAATCTTGACTACATAAGTAAAACCGCTTATAAAGACTTTACTGAAGTTGATTTTGCTGATGGTTATGCTTGCCAGGAGCTTATCAATAGAATAAGAAATGATGTAAGACAGATTATTTATAACAATCTAAACAATAAAATAGATTGGAATAAAGTAGGATATACAAATAAACAAAGAGAATTATCATTGAAAATAAGAAGAAATAAAAAATATGAAAGAATACAAAAAATAGAAAAGATATTATCTTCAATCAATTCTGTCAATAATAACAAAGTAAATTTTTTGAAAAAGAATGGAAATTATAATTATGATGCTTTATATAAATATGTAGAAGCAGAATATTATATTTTATATAATGAACATTTGACAAGAAGTACAACATTGAAAGATATAAAAGAAATAAAAGAAAAAAATAATAAAGATAGTCAATCAATTCAAATCAATTCTGTCAATAATAACAAAGTAAATTTTTCAAATCAAAATAATACTGATTTAGAAGAAAATACTAATTATATAAAAAATCTTGCTAGTTTAGCATTAGATATGTCAAATAATAATGAGGAGTCCTTATATGGAAATCAAAACTAAAGAAAGAAAACTTATTTATTATCCTATTGAAAAAGATGAAATTATTGAAAGAAATCTTGATGATTTTATTATGTTTATGATGTCGGAAAAGTTTAGATATCGTAATGATATATGTTCTTTTTTTGGAATTACTAATACAACTTATTTTTATGATGATGAGCCTGATAGTGATTATCCACATATAAATAGTCATTGTGCTGAAAAGGATAATTTATTGAAAGAACTTGTAGAAGATGAAATTATTATACCAAAATCATCAACAACCTTTTATTTGCATCCAGATTTAGTTGATGATAATATACAAGATAAGATAGACACAAATACTGCTTTGCATATAATAAATGAAATTGCCCGTGGAAAGAAAGTTTATTTTAGTCTAATTTCTAGTATGCTGGTAGCAACTTGTGTAGTATCAGGTAATTTCATAAATTGGCATACTAATAAGTTTTACACTGATGCAACTGTTGATAAACTAAAAGAACTTGGTTTGAAAAAATTTTATGAATTGAATAAAGACAATATTATAAAGAAAAGAGAATACTTTAGAAATAAAAATAACTAAATAATATAATAGGAGAAATGAAAATGGAAAATTTTGACATTATGGAAGCTTGTGAAGCTTCTGCAAAGGATTTCTGCAAAACATTACTTTTCTGCTTAGAGGATGATGGAGTCTTTACAAAAGAAGATGGTTCTTTAGATGAGGATTTCAAAAAAGACTATAAAGAATATTTGGATAATGTTCTGGAATACCATTACAATACAGATTTCGGTGAGCAAGGCGAAAATATCACAAAGTATTTAGATGAATGTGGTTATTATTATGAAAAAGAACTAATATTACTAAAAGAAGAAGAACAAAATATAGAAAAATGGTTGAGAGAATCTGGTTATACAGATGGAATATTAGGAGCTAATTTTGAGTCAATTGATGGACATCTATATAGAGAAATGGACTTTGAATATAATGGAAATATTGAGGAACTAGATGTTGATAAATTAGCTGCTGCTATAGCCGAAAATGTTATTGATGAAAGATTTTCTGTTAGAGTATCTACATATGATGAATATGCTGGTGAAGTAAATAGTACAGTATTTTGTGTAGAAATTTGGCTGAATAAATAATTTTTATAAAAATTTTGTTATATTTAGGAAAGCACCTAAATTTATGATAATATATTATATATAAGATAACTAATTATAAAAATAACTAATTATAAGGAAGGTAAGAAAAATGAAAATTATTGTTGAACAAAATGATTTGATTGAAGGAAACTTTGATGAAGAATTGTTGGATGATGTAGCAAGAATGTTATATCCATTGAAAGTAGAATTTGTTTATCTTGAAGATTTACAAAAATAACTAACTAATTATAATAAAAAATGAATAAGCTTTACTCTCACAGATGAAGAGATAAAGGGAATATAAAAGGAGATAAAAATATGATTTATATAGTAGCAATTTTAGCACATATTGTCATTACATCTATATGCGTTTATTTATCAGAAAAATATGATAAGAAACATTACCTTTTTATATTTTGATACCAACTATAATATATAGGAGATAAAAATGAGTAAGCTTTACTTTTTATTTGTACTAACTAATTATAATAATAAATAATCCGATAGTGAAGCGGAGAAATAATACTTCACTAAGAATAAATTAGCTTTGGAACTTTGTTGGATAAATACCAACCTTTCTATTTAGGAGTAAAAAGAAATGAAAAAGAAAACAGTAAAACAAATCAGATTTGAAGAAGTAAGAGCAGATGGAATGGAACAGATAAAAATGTTCATTCAAATGTGTAAATTTGCTAAAGTAAACGGAGCAATGGGCGGTGATGGTATAACAAAGAAAATGTTATATGAAAAAGGAATGACTGATAAAGTATGGCAATTCTTAGTTTCCAACCACTATTGTAATGAACAAAAGCCGGGTAAACCTTTATGGGTTAGTATAAATGGTAATAAGTTTTATCCAACTAAAACTGTTCAGAATTTGGAAGCTTCTGTAAAAGCTTGGGAAGAAAAAAATAAAAAATAATTGCAACTTTTTTATACTTTTTATCTATAATATACATATAATAATTGAATAAATAAAAGATAAAAAGTATAATCTAAATAAGAAAAAAATATAAAAAATGAACTTTTTAGACAAGTTCTTTTATATTATAAATATCTAAGGAGTTAGAGAATGAAAAAATTATTATCAATCGTTACATTATTAGTTTTATTGGCTGGTTCAGCTTTTGGTGCTGAAAGAAAAATCAAAGTAAGTCAGAAAGTTGAAGAAGGAAAACTTCCACAGACTATTGTATCAAATTATGATGCTGA